GTCTTGCGAGTACTCGTAGGCGATAACAGCGAGCCAGATGAAGGCGAAGCCTTTATGAATAGCCTCGGCGGTACTTGGGTTAAGACCTCATACAACGGCAATATCCGTAAGAACTACGCAGGTATCGGTTACTCATACCATTCAGGCAGAGATGCCTTTATTCCACCTCAACCAGATTGTCATCCAAATACGGTTACATTTGATGAGACAACCTGCACTTGGTATTGCACAGACGCTTCACACGTAATCATCATAGGAGAAGAAAATGACTGATAAGAAACTAATTGTTGACCTTGCTAAAGGCACACAGACTTACGTTGACCTAACGCCAGAAGAGATTGAACAGCGTGCAGTAGACGCGCAGGCTGCTGCTATTGAAAAAGCAGAGCGTGATGCTGTTGATGCTGCCAAGGCTGATGCCAAACTAACAGCGCAAGCAAAACTTGCAGCACTAGGTCTAACTGGTGCTGAAATTGCAGCACTCTCTAACTGAAGACATCTTCCCGTTAGCACGGGACATAGATGATGCAATAGATGAAGCAGAAGAACAAATATACTAAGGAGATACGGTGGCAACTAGAGATATAACCGAAGGTAGAGGCTCTGCAACCGCCAGTATTGGTCGTGCTATTGCTATTGACTTAGGTATAGTTTCATCTACTTCTACTTGGCAGAACACCAATGAAGCATATGATGTAGCCGTTGGCGGCTTACCGTTCTTCTATGCTATCAGCGATGCAAGACCATATGTTCGTCAGACTGCACCGTTTAGTAAGGAACAGTCAGACATTGGAGCAGAACCAGGCGAGCAATCACTTACTGGTTGGTGGCTAAGAAGCCAGTCTTCTTTTCATAACGGCACAGGCATTAAGTTCTATGACCCATCTGCAGGTGAGACAGTTACTCACCGCTTTACCGACTCAGACAATGTAGATGTGTGGACTAAGGGACAGGTAACTTTACTTAAAGAGACAGCAGCAATGACTGGTGTTACAACTGGTGTCTACAAACTTATTTCTGGAGTATCTACAACTACTGACGTAGTTGTTGGATATATTCCTGGTTCTACTACAATAAAATCTTTTCAAGCAGATGGCACAGTTGTAACTACATATGCTCCTACTAACCTAGGAAACATACTAGATACTGCAGTAGTAACAGATGGCACACGTTTGTTTGCTGCTGACAATGACCACATCTATGTCGGTCCAATTAACGCAGCATCTGCTGGCTGGACTGAATACTATGCAACTGGCACACGTGCCACTCTTTCTTGGGTTAAACAACGCCTTGTTGGTGCTGTTATGAACTCTGTTTATGAATTAACTGGTGCTACTGGTAGCGCATTGCCATTACCTACACCGCTATACACGCATCCTAATACTGCTTGGATATGGTCATCTATATCAGAAGGTGGCTCTGCCATCTATGCTGCAGGTTATGCTGGCGGAAACTCCGCCATCTACAAGTTTGTTCTATCTACTGCTGGTGTTATGCCGACCCTGACATCAGGGATTGTAGCAGCACAACTGCCTATTGGCGAGATTGTCTACAAGATTGAGTCATACCTTGGCTACCTAATGATAGGTACTAACAAGGGTATGCGTGTGGCTAGCATCTCAGATACAACTGGTGACTTGTCATACGGCCCACTTATATTTGAAGATACTAATGGTGTCTATGACTTTGCATTCCGCGATAAGTATGTCTGGGCTACGGGTACAGTCAATGGCTGTGCTGGACTATATCGTATTGACCTAGGCTCAGAGATTGAGACTTTACGTTTTGCTTATGCCAAAGATGCTTACCTTAGTACCGCTACTGGCTATGCCACTAGCGTAGATTTTATAGGTAACAGTAATCAACTAGCATTTACTACATCAGGCAGCAATGGCATAGCCATTCAATCAGCCACAGTCCTAGCATCATCTGGCTCTATAACTACAGGTAAGATTAGATTCTCTACCCTAGAACTTAAGAACTATAAGCGTCTTCTTGCACGTGGTAACTTTACATCTGGTGAGTTTACTCTTTCATCTCTTGCTACAGAAGCATCTGGAACTGAAACACAGTATGACCACATTACTTATAACTCAGGTGTTGGCGCAGTAGAAGTAACTACAACTCAGCCTGAAGTAGCACAAGAGTTTCTTGGATATAAGTTTACACTTAGCCGTGATACTACAGATACTACTACTGGTCCAACCTTTAAGGGCTATCAGGCTAAGGCTACTATTGCTACTCCCCGTCAACGTATCATTCAGTTCCCTGTCTACTGCTTTGATATAGAAACTGACAGGTTTAATACTGTAGTTGGGTTTGAAGGCAGAGCCTTTGAGCGTATCAAACTACTAGAAGAAATTGAAAAAACAGGTGACGTGCTCACTTGGCAAGACCTGACAACAGGAGAATCACAGCAAGCAGTAATACAGCAAGTTACATTCAGCCGTATGACTCCACCCGATAAGCGCTTTGATGGCTTTGGTGGGGTTATTAATATAACTATCAGAACGGTATAAAATGACAGCACAAGATTGGGCTGCGTTTGCCGTAGCAATGTTAACTATAGTGGCTGGGTTTGCCACACTTGTACGATGGCTAGTAAAGCATTATCTGTATGAGTTAAGACCAAATGGGGGCGGTTCTGTTAAAGACCAAGTGAACCGATTGGAAGAACGCGTTGACCAAATTTACGTCCTTCTTTGCGAAAGAGACAAGTAGAAAACTAAGTGTATTACTTCTAGTATTTGGTACATCTTTTATTTGGAGTCCATCTGCTAGTGCTACCGCACCAGAGTTAATGGTTAGAGATGTAACAATTATTTGCGCTAATCCTGCTGGTGAAACATACACTGCAAACACAGGTTGGAACGCTGATAACTCTTTCTTTGATGGCAAAGGTGATATTGCAAGATTGTTTTGCGAAGGTGGCTTTATTGGTCAATGGACTATTTATGTAAGTGATAACTATTCAGGTGTCGGAAGATACTACAATGGCATATCACCTACTGTAACTCCCAGCCCAGAACCTAGTCCTTCTGCAAGTCCCAGTCCTGATACCCAGACCGTGGTTGCTGAAACTGCGACAGCCCCTTCCGCTTCTCCGAGTCCTGCAGCCTCCGATACTTCAACCGTATCTGTTGTAGAGACTTCAACCGTTGTAGTTGAAACTTCAACTTCCGTTGTTGAATCCGTGACTGTCGTAACTCAACAGCCAGAATCCCCAACAGTATCGTCAGAGACAACGACAGTAACTGAAACGCAAACAGTGAACGTAACACCTTTACCTCCTGTAATTCCTAATCCAGTTCCCATCGTAGCACCAGAGCCACCTGTGATTAGACCAGAGCCTGTTGTGGTTCCTGAACCACCAGCACCTGCTCCGCAGCCTGAGCCTACTCCAGAACCTATTCCTACTCCTGCTCCTGAACCAGCCCCAGAGCCCGTTCCAGAACCAGAGCCTGTTCCAGAAGAACCCCCTGTGCCTGTTGATGAGCCACCTGTACCAGTAGAGGAACCACCAGCACCTGCAGAAGAACCTCCTTTGCCAGTTGAAGAACCTCCCGTTGAAGCAGAAGAGCCTCCCGTAGAAGAAGAACCTGCACCTGAACTTGCACTAGAACCTCCCGCAATAGAGCCAGAACCACCTATGGTGGAACCTGAGCCTCCTATGGTGGCAGAAGAGAATGCAACTGAGGAAGAAAAGGCTGTAGTTGCTGAAGCAATTATTGAAGCAGCAGGTGGAGAGCCAGTAACAGCAGCCGCGATTGCAGATGCTGGACTTACATACGCTGACCTACCTCCAGAGACTCCTGTTGAGGTTCGTACAGATGATAAAGGTAACGAAGTAGTTATCACAGCAGAGGTAGCAGCAGCACTTGTAATACTTGAGAACCCTGCAGAACTTATTAGCGCAATCTTTACTGACCCTGGGCAAGCGTTGCTTGCATTAACCAGCATTGGTGCAGATATGTCAGAAGAAGAACGAACAGAATCAGAACAAACAATTGTCGCAGCCGTCATCGCTGGACAGGCTGCTATCGGTGCAGCAGGTATGGCAGCAGGAGCCGCATCCACATCCACAGGTAGCACTGGTGGTGGCAGCGGTGGCTCGTCAGGTGGTGGAGGCGGAGCATCCGAATCTAAAAGCGCAAGGAGACGCAAAGAATGAAGATATTAAAAGATATGGTTGAACAACTCTGGACTCTGCTAGGTATGTTTATTGCCTGGGTAGTACTAGATGGTTCAGCCAAACAAGTTGTAGGCGTAGCCATTTTTGGAACGCTTTTTTTCTGGGCAGTTACTTACCCAATTAGAAACCCTAAAGACAAGGACGAATGATGGAAACATTTAAGAGTGTAATGATGAGAATCTTTGCTGTGATTGCAGCAGAGTCTCTTGGAGTTATCGGGGCTGGCTCTCTAGTCGGTATTGAAGTATGGCAAGCAGGAGTATTGGCTGGCGCACTAGGTGCAGCCCGCGTACTTGAAACTCTAGCCCGCTTCTACCTAGCCGATGGTCACCTATCAGCAGCAGAAATCAACGAAGCCTTTGCAAAGGTTGACAAGAAAGCGAATGACTAATGGGACAACGTATGGACTTTATCGCAGTAGCCAAAGGCGAACTGGGAGTAATTGAAGGACCGAAAGAGAATGAAACTAAGTACGGTGCATTTACTAAAGCAAACTTCCTGCCTTGGTGTGGGTCATTTGTTAACTGGTGTGCCAACGAAGTTGGATTAAAGATTCCTAACTGTGTTTCAACTAAGGTTGGAGCAGAAGCATTTATGAAGAAGAACCAATGGGAGAAGGCAAGTGATGTAGCACAACCACTTCCAGGAGACATTGTGTTCTTTGATTTTCCGAACGATGGAGTTGACCGTATCTCACATATTGGGATTGTGGTCAAGGACAACGCAGACGGAACGGTTACCTGTATTGAAGGCAACACTGCCCCAGATAAGAAGGGTGACCAACGCAACGGCGGGCAAGTATGCCTGAAGGTGCGTGCTTACAAGAAGAAGAATGGCTCAAAGTTGAGAAAGTCTCAGGCTGTAACCATCGTTGGTTTCGGCAAGCCAGTCTTTAAGTCTTAAGGAGAAACCAATGAAAGAAAAGTTAACACAGATTGCACTCTCTTATGGTCGTGCAGCATTTGCGGCTGTATTAGCACTATACCTTGCAGGTGAGACAAGCCCAAAGGCTCTACTCGCAGCAGCGGTTGCAGCAGTCGCAGGTCCAGCACTCAAGGCATTAGACCCTAATGCAAAAGAGTTTGGTCGCGGTTCAAAGTAGCCCGTATACGCCTTAGAAGGCGGTTTTAAGACACTTAGCCCCCTGGGTGGTAGGAATTATCCTACCCCTGGGGGGTTATTTGTCATTTATTACCAGTCCTAAAGCATATTGTTGGACGGTTTCCCAAGATATGTCTACCACTAGGTCACGCTCTTGCGTATCTTGTCGTACATTCCATCTAGGCTGAAGCCCAGCAAGAACCTTGACTGGGATGATTGCTGTTTCATTACTAAAGCGGAAGCATATACGGTGGAATACATCGTCACCATCGGTAAATGGTGGAGCAATAACTAACTTCTGAAGTTTTTCAAATGGAAAGATTGCTCCATCTTGCCAAGGTGAACGTAACCATTTGACCTCAAGGTCACCTATGTAGTTCTCTCTTCCGTTACCCCACGAATGGTTTAAGTGAAAGTCGGAGAAGTAGAATCTGGGTGTCGGATAGAACCTCCACTCAGGGTAAAAATTATATAACTCCCTAGTTACGGCTGCTTCTTTAGCCCCGTCATCACCAACCTGACGAATCGGTTCCATCGGTCTCCCCTGTCTTTGACTCAATCGTATCGGCGTGTCGGATTCTTATCGGTTTGACACGCTAGTGTACAATTAAATTATTAATAAATAATAAATACTATATAAGGCGCGGAGCGCCTGTATAATAATATAATATATTAATAATCAACTGAATATTAGATAGACTCCCTAATTGAGTTACCTCCTGTCCTCTTAGGGGGTCTATCTAAACAACTACGACAGGAGTTAATGTGTTTAACAACCAACAAATAAAGAAACTTAGAGAACTATCTGATGCTGTCTTATTACTTGATGAGAGCGTCAAGCAACTACGTGAAGAGGTAGATTACCTAGTCGCTGTCCTGGATGCGGATGATTAAACTAGATGAGTATGTTCTACCCGAACACATCTCTTACTCCGCCTTCACGACCTACCTTACGTGCGGTTATCAATACTATCTTGGGCGCTTGCTCCAAGTTCCTGAAGAGCCTAGTATCTGGTCGGCAGGTGGAAGAGCATTCCACTACGCAGCAGAACTCTGGGACATAGACAATGAGTAACCTACTCTGGGACAAAGCGTGGAAGAAAGAGACTGAAGGTTTAGATTTAACAACTGCACGGCGGGCAGGAAAAGCCACCAAAGATAATCCAAATAAAGAAGACGGTATCTGGTGGGACACTAATGGTTCCAAGTGGGTAGATAACTACATCACTTGGCGCAAGAACAATCCTAACTGGAAAATCTGGACAACTCCACAAGGTGTACGTGCCATTGAACTGGAGTTGAACCCAGTAATTGCAGGTGTACCAGTAAAGATGTTCATTGATAGAATCTTTGAGGTAAACGGACAACTTGTTATCGTTGACCTCAAGACATCACGCACTAGACCAACATCTGATTTGCAACTTGGCTTTTATAAAGTCGGGGTAGAGCAGATGATTGGAGCAGAAGTCAATCTAGGAAACTACTGGATGTCTCGTGAATCGGGGACAGGGGAGATGATTGACCTAAGTAGATATACGCTAGACACGCTTGAATACTTTGTTGAGGGATTTGATAAAGCACGCAAGGCTGGTATATTTCTACCGAACCTACAATCGTGCAATTTCTGTGGACTCACAGCACATTGCCAATTCACTAAAAAGGAAAACAAATGACAACAGAAAACTGGAAACTACAAGTTAGTTACAAGACATCTGCAGGGGATATGATTAATGTTCGGGCTAATACAGCAGACGAACTATCAGTATTGCTTGAAGGTGTATCTGATTACTCAACACAGATTGCAGCAACAGCCAAGATGTTGAACGCTGCTACGGTGGCTGCCCCTTTGGCAACCACTACTTCAACTCCAGACATTCCAGTTTGGGCTACTTCCGCAACCGCCCAGACAGCACCAGCATCCGCTACGGGGGCAGGAATTTCAACCCCGACTTGTATCCACGGAGCACGAACATTCCGTCAGGGAGTGAGCAAAACAACGGGGAAGCCTTACGCATTCTGGGCTTGTCCGACTCCAATGGGAACGCCAGACCAATGCAAGCCGCAAAACTAATACAGGACGAAATGCTATAAGAATTGGTGGATGGGTAGTCATTAGGGGAAGATGGCTACTCTCCACCAACTTAGACAGGGGATGTAATGAGAACTTTAGTAAGAAGTGTAGGAAGAGCAGACATCGGTGGAGAACCGTTGCCCTCTGTATTCAAAACATTTGATGCAAACAAAATTATATTTCGTAGAGCAGAAGTCTCTATGCTTGCTGGTACTCCTGGAGTTGGTAAGTCTACACTCGCCTTGGCTTTAGCCTTAAAGATGAAAGTACCTAGCCTGTACATATCGGCAGACACCAATGCACACACTATGGCTATGCGCCTAGCATCTATGATTAGTGGCAAGAACCAGACAGATGTAGAAGCGTTGATGAACTCTGATGCTGGTTGGACTAAGGCTGTACTACACAAAAGCAGTCACGTAGTCTGGTCATTTGAATCTAGTCCTACCTTGCAAGATATTGATGAAGAAGTCCAAGCCTTTGAGGAATTGTGGGGCTGTCCACCTGTGGCTATCTTTGTTGATAACCTAATGGATATAGCCACCGATGGTGGTGAAGAGTTCGCATCTATGCGTGCGATTATGAAGGAGTTGAAGTACCTTGCTCGTGCCACCAATGCTGCAGTTATTATTCTTCATCATACTAGTGAGGCAGTTATGGGTAACCCTTGCCAGCCAAGGTCGGCACTACAAGGTAAAGTCGCTCAGTTACCTGCTCTTATTTGTACTCTTGGTGTGGTCGGGACTTCAATGGCGGTTGCACCAGTAAAGAATAGATATGGGCGTGCCGATGCCAACGCAAACCTGAGTTGTTGGCTATCATTTAACCCTGAGTATATGTTTATGGACGACATACCAGAGAATGGATAAGTAATGATAAGAGAAGAAGAAGATGATATGACGCAGGAGATGCGTCAACTTGTAATGCAAAAGGTTAATGAAGAGTTGCTAATCTTTATTACCAAGATAGAAGATGCTAAGCCACCTGTTACAGATGAGTGGACTGAAGGTGTCAATGTTGGTATGGACTGGGCTAATCGTATTCTCCGCAAGGACAAGAGTGCGTACTAGGTGGCATCGCAATCGCGTAAACACAGAGGATACCGAAGCCAAAAAGTCTTGGCACTTTATCTCGCAGAGAACGGATTTCCCTTTGCGGAGAGCACAGGTGCTGGTCGTAGCGGTTCCGATGTTACTGGCACTATTGGTATTGATTGGGAAGTAAAAGCAAGAACAGGATTTAATCCTGCTGCTGCTGTGAAGCAACTCAAAGATAGAAACAACGGTAAAGACCTTGGTGTTGTAGTCTTAAGACTCAACGGGCAAGGCGAGAAGAGCGTATCTGATTGGGTATGTTTACTTAGATTAGAGGATGCTGTGAAACTATTAAGAGATGCAGGTTATGGTGATAAAAATTGACAGCGACTTGCCAGACATCGCGGATGTCCTCACACATTACGGTGCAAAAATACGACAAAGAAACGGGCAAGTCAATCTTAAGTGTCCGTTCCACGATGATACGCACCAGTCAGGTTCAGCGAACTTGGATAAAAATATCTTTATATGCTTTGCCTGTGGCGTACAAGGTAACAGTTTGCAACTCATCGCACAAAAAGAAGGGGTGAACATCCGTGAAGCAAAGCGCATTGCAGAAGGAATTACTGGGACGGGCAGCGGAGAAGTACGCGGCAAACATTTATCAGGCTCAAAGTTACCTAGAAAGCAGGGGAATACCTCTGGAGGTAGCACGTCTGGCGCAATTAGGCGTAGTCGCGGAGCCTGAGGTTGGACACGAAGCGTTTATTGGTCGCTTATCTATCCCTTATATCACCAAGACTGGTGTTGTTGACTTGCGATTTCGTTCTCTTAACCCTGCTGTTGAGCCTAAGTATATGGGTATGACTGGGGCAGAGACAAAGATGTATAACGTATTAGATGTAGAACGTGCTGGTGATTTCATTGGAGTGTGTGAAGGTGAACTGGATACTATTACTCTTAGTCATTGTGTTGGTATCTCTTGTATCGGCGTGCCTGGTGCTAACAGTTGGAAGAAACATTATACTCGGTTACTTGCAGACTTTGAAAGAGTCTTCGTCTTTGCAGACGGTGACCAAGCGGGGACGGAGTTCGCACGCTCATTGGCTAGGGAACTCCCCGTTACTATTGTGCAACTGCCAGAAGGAGAAGACGTTAACTCACTATACGTCAAGCACGGAGCAGGATACATAAAGGATAAGGCTGGCATTGCATAGTGAAGTTTGACTTTGAGGATGATGAAACTCCAAACTTTTGCCACGATTGTAAGCAACAGTTTGATAATTCATTTGAGTTAATAGACCACGCACTAGAAGATGATGAAGACTTTGACCCTTACTACATACTACCCAATGGGTTTAAGTTATTGCTAGGTTCGTTGCTTCGCTTTATGTACAACAATGCAGAAGACCCAGAGAAGATTAAACTTATTAGTCAATCAACTTTCGTAACTCTATTTGCTGGCGAGATGGGTTACGATTTGATAGATGAGTTAGTTGAAGATATGGTAGTTAAGTCTGCGTTGCAGGATTTTGATAGGTCATTAGAAGAACTATTGTCGGAGGAAACAGATGAAGAAGGCGGAGCGTGAAGAGATATGGCAGATTATAACCCACTTGGCAGAACAAGGGCTGAACGTGAAGAAGTATGTTGTGGAGGAAAAGACTCTAGTAGTGACGCTACACATTCCTCTACTAACTGGGCAGAGTTTGAGTTAAATGTAAGAGATACTATGCTGGAACTAGGTGACTTGCTCATCAAGAAGCACCGAGACTACGGCGCAAAGAACATATCTAACTCCCCTTACGGTGCAACACAGGGGCTAGTAGTACGGATGTGGGATAAGATAGCCCGCATTGTTAACCTAACTAAGCAAGG